AGGATGAGGTGATACCATGACAGAGTTGACAGAGCAAGAGCTACGGGCACTCATCAATATTGTGGCAGATTACGACGTGAAGGTGGGGCAAGCGCCTCCATTCATCGAGTTGATCAACAAGATGAGCAAGATGATTGATGAACTGAGAAAAGGCGAGGCAGAGTGATGTTGCTGTTATTGCTAGATTCTCGATCACATCAACCCTCAGCAGCTTCAAGTGGACCAGATATTCGTACTGCTGACAATATTGTTCCCAGTATACAAATGCCAAAAGTAGTAAAACCTATGCAAGAATCAACGTTCAGTGGAATTCCAATTATTGATAGTATAGTGGAGGTATCAGAATGATAAGATTATTTGTTGTCGTAGAAGAAAACGAAGCAGTGATGGATGCTGGATATACAGTTATCCGCGTCTATACTGATACGTCCTCATCTGGAGATTTTACGACTCTTGATGGAACTATCACACTGGTAACAGGACGGGAGAGTTACGAGTATACTGACCTGGAAGGGGTTGCTGCTACCTGGTATAAGACTGTTTACTATGGAGCAGGGACAGGGGAAGGTACAAAGAGTACTGCTAGGAAGGGGGAAACATCGGCTGCCTATGGCACTGTCAAAGAACTTCGGGCACTCATATCTTTGACTGCCATAACTGACGATGTAGAGTTGGCTATGATACTAGATGGGGCAGCGAGGGCAATCAATCGTTATTGTAATCGTCCCACTGGTTTTGTGGCTGAGCCAGATGCTGTGATAAGAACTTATGCTGGTAGTGGAAAGACTTACCAACTACTTGATGAGTATGTGTCAATTACATTGGTTGAGGTCAAGGCATCTGCCACATCCAGTACCTATGACTCTTGGACTACAGCAGATTGGATTGCCTTCAGTGGTAAACCAACAAATCCTGACTTCAATACTTTGCCCTACGATTCAATAATGATTGATCCTACTGGAGATGAAAGTATCTTTACTAGTGGGGCCTATACAACCAGGGCAGGATTTAGGCCGACTACTGACGTAAGGCGGGGAGTGCCTACAGTTCGGGTTACTGGTAGATGGGGTTACTCTAGCACAATCCCTCACGATATTAAAATGGCTAATTTGATGCAGGCTGCCAGGTGGTACAAGCGGATGCAAAGTTCGATGGCTGATGCTTTGGCGTCTGGAGAATTGGGACAACTCTTTTACGTAAAGGCTCTTGATCCTGACATAGAAAATATATTGGACAATGGAAGATATGTCATCCCGGCAAGCTAACGAAAAATGTACCAAGTGTCATAAAGAGTTGGAAGTGTTGACATACAATCGTGTAACGTCAGAGGGACAGTTCTTGGAGACTGTAACCTGGTGCGAGGTGTGTGGGGAGTACAAGGTAGTCGAAAAGAAACCACAACCTTGTTAAATAGATGGTTATATGGTATATTGGGGTGTGTACAGAAAGGGTAGTTTAGATGTGTTTTGTGTCAAATTACTGTTCTAAATCCTGTAATTTGCTTGTAGATAAACGTATCCGTGTAAAGCCTACATATTAGGAAAAGTGACTTACCCCCACTTGTGGGGGGTAGTAGGAAGCCAGACCCTATATGTGGGGGTCCAACACTTTTGAGGACAGATATAGGTATAATGATATATGTAAGATGGTAGAACGTAACAGGTAAAGCCGAAGTTGTATGCCAGACGATATAGATGTAGAGATCAAAGGTCTCAAGGAGACACAAAAGAAGTTTCAACAGGTGGTCAAGGACTTCAAAGGCTCTCCTATGCAAGATGCTATGCGCAGGGCTACATTGCTCGTCGAGCGGTCTGGTAAACAGAATGCTCCTGTTGATACAGGACGGTTACGGGCAAGTATAACGCCAGAAGTTCGTGTACAAAATAAAGTGTTACAAGGTGTAGTTGGTAGCGTAGTTGTCTATAGCCCGTTCCAGGAATTCGGGACCAAGTTTATGAAAGGCCGCTTCTATCTCCGCAGGGCTATAGAAGAGAATGCCAAGAAGATTGTAGCATTGATTGGCAAACAGATAGCAATAATTCTGGAGAAATAATATGGCAGTTACAATCGGGGAAATTTGTGATGCAATAGAGACTACACTGTCTGCGGCTGTAGGTTTAATATCAAGTCAAAGTTATGATGAGTTGCAAGAGGGGTTGCCTGCTGCTGACCTCCCTTTGATTCAGGTATATTGGGAAGGCTTTATGATGGACCCCTGGGGCGAAACAGATAGACAAACATTTCGAGGAGGGGTGAGAAACAAACCTATCATCATACACGTTGACCTATATGCTACCAGACGTTCTCACATAGGTGAAGATATGAAAGCTGTGGTTGATGGTGTAGATGCTTTGATAGATGTTCTTGAAGAGCAAGATACGAAACCATACTTTGGGCTGGTTGGTCTTAAAGCGTTTAGCGTAGATGATGTAGTGAGAGCAGAGTTTATCTATGGAAACGAAAGCTATCTGGGGGCTAGGTTTGTTTTAATAGCCTGGGTATTCTAATGTATAGGATATTGAAACCACTGAGAAATAGAGAAGGGATATTGTACCCTGGAGCGTTCTCTGACCTTAATTGGTTGGACTCCAAGGCAATAGAAAAACTAACGGGCAGGAGGGCAATTAGTGAAGTGGCTCCGCCTCCATTGTCAGTGCTACCTGGTTGGCAGAGACGGAGCACAAGGCTAAGGAAGTTGAATATCCTAAACGCCGCACAATTTTTAGTGTGTAATGAGGAGAAAATAGGGAAAGCCCTTAATGTAAAGGGCACAACTATTATGCGGTGGAAGGAAGAAGTAAGAGTATGGTTACAACCTGTCTATAAATCTAGGTGATGCTGAGAGACAACACCCAAGTTTGGGAGATAGATAATGAATTCAAACACAACAGGAATCTATACCATTACTAACAAAGAAAATGGAAAAGTGTACATAGGTTCTACTGCACGCAGTTTTGATACACGTTGGGAGGGACACAAACGTTCGTTACGCCTCAGTAAGCATATCAATCCCCATCTCCAGGGTGCTTGGAACAAATATGGAGAGGAGGCGTTTGAGTTTGGTGTTCTTGAATATTTAGATAACTTGGACGAAATTCTCCTGGCGGAGCAATTCTGGTTTGATATTTACAGGGAAGAAGGTAAGGAATTATACAATATAGCATTGATAGCAACTTGTCCGATGCAGGATCGTAAGCATACTGAGGAAACTAAACGTAGGATGAGCAAAACTCGTAAGGGTATGCCGGGAAAGAAACATACTGAAGAAGCAAAACGTAAGATGAGCATAGCAGCTAAAAAGCGGGATCCTATGCCAGAAGAAACTAAAAGAAAGATCAGTAAAGCTAATACAGGTAAGAAGATGCCTCCCATATCAAAAGAAACCAGAAAGAAGCGCAGCGAGGCTGGAATGGGGCATCCTGTTTCTGCTGAGACTAGACGTAAAATTAGCAAAGCAAATAAGGGTAAAATAGTTTCTAAGAAAACCCGTATCAAACTCAGTGAGATAAACAAGGGTAAGAAACTTTCTAAAGAACATAAACAGAAATTAAGCGAGGCTTTGAAAGGAAGAATAATTTCTAAGGAAACTAGAAGGAGAATTAGTAGGACTGGGAAGGGGCATCCCGTCTCAGAAAAAACAAAGAGAAAGATTAGTATAGCTTTGAAAGGTAAGAAATATGGACCTATGTCAGAGGAGCAGAAATTAAAAATATCAGAGGCCCTTAAGGGACGTAAAGTTTCTGAGGAAACAAAGAGGAAACTTAGCAAAGCTAATATAGGTCGTAAACACACCAAAGAATCTAAGTGTAAGATGAGTGAGGCTCGAATGGGCTGCACTGTATCAGAGGAAACCAGGAGAAAAATTAGTAAAACTATGAAGGCTAGAAGCAAAGCTGGCTTATGATAGAGCCGATAATCTAATGGATTGGTTTGTTACAATAATTTTTGTGGAGGTGAATGATGGCTACAAGCTCAACAGCGGTAAATGCATGCGACGCCTCGATTTGGATCGATAACGTCGGTGGTGTCCTTACCGACATCTCGGGGAGCAGCAATTCTGTCGATCTTAACTTCGATCATGAGATCGGAGACTTCCGAGTGTTCCAGGATGTATGGAAGCGGCGACTGGAGTGCGGCAAAGACGCCGCCTTCACGCTCAACTTCGTATACAGCACCGCAAACGATGAAGCATTTGACATCCTGAGGCAATGGTTCTTTGCTGCAACCCCAGGGGACAGGACACTAAACATCTACATCCCAGACTTGAGTGTTGGTAGCGACTGCTACTATGGGGAGATGAAGATTGAGAACCTGTCCTGGACAGCAGACCCATCTGACCCCAATGCTATAGCAGCAACAGCTACACTTCTTCCTAATGGCGAAGTAACATGGACAGTATCGGCTTCGTGAGATGTATAAAATAGAGCACAAAGGTCTAGATATATCGTTTGATGTGCCAGACCTTCGTCAACGACATATAGAAGAGTTCTTCAAGAATCTTAGAGAACTACAGGGAGGACAGATTCGTTTATCCTCTCCCGAACTGGTAGGGTGTACAGTTCGTTCTGCTATCATGTGTGGATGGCTTGAAGGACTACCTCTAAAAGATGTTGATGAAATGCTTCCTGGTAAGGCTACCTGGTTATCTGGAAAGATTCAAGACATACTAGCTAAACTCCAGGAAGTGCCGGGGGAATGATTCTGGCGGCGGCGGATTGTGCGGAGAATAAAGGGTCTCCGCCGCCAGAGTTAAAGTTAGCCTGGCAGACGATTCAATGGGGAACTCTTCCAGAACCTGGAGGATTGAGGGATCAACGTGTTGGGGAGCTTGAACGTATGCAAGCTGCCTTAGCTACACACGATGCTGTATCTGCTTGGCGAAAGAGCAAGAACTGGGCCAAGTGGTCTGGCAACAATGTTAGAGCGTGGCGTATAGTTCGCCTCGTTCAGGAGCTACGCAATGCCAGCAAAAAACAAACTTGAAGTAGTAATAGAAGCAACCGATAAAGCCTCTGCTAAGATAGATAAGGCAGCAGGGTCCTTAGGGGAGCTAGGTCAAGCTGCTACTGGTTTGGCCGTTGTTGGTGTTGCCAAGGCCGCTTACGAGTTGTCTAAGCTAGGAGCCCAATCCCTCCGTACAAAAGATGCCTTTGATAAAATCTCTGGTGGTACTGAACTAGCTACTGCCAACCTG